TAGGGATAACAAAACTTGATACCGCACCATAACCATGTGCGGCATTAACAAAACCAATACCATCTACTTTCAAGGCACCTTCATGCAAAACTGCCTTTGAGGCAGAGTGATACAGATTATTCATAATGGCAAAATTATTAGTCGGGCTGTCCAGTACGACATCCGCTGCAACTAGATTAGTTGCAGTAAAATCAATATTATTTGAACCTGAGTCATTACCAATATCTGAACTATTATCAAATTTAAGATAAAACCCTGCGTTGCCCAATGTCAGACCTGACACATTTTTTGGAATCCAAACTCCATCTTTCGTTTCTCCCAGATCAGATATCGAAACATCTTGACCATCAATAGAGATAAACTCAGCTATATACCCTGCTAAATCTTGAGCATCACCGACACTACCAATTCTCATGGTGCTTCCGTCATGCCAAGTTATATCAGTGTTTAGTCCGGGGTAACTGTTTAGAGTCTGTAGTTCACCATTGATATAGAATTTTGCTCTGTCTGCCGCTGTAGATTGCGTAGTATCAATAATTAAGGCGAGATGATACCATGCACTCGGATCTCGGAAAATACGCCCACCATTAGTAACAGTAGACTGCCACCCACCAGCATTATTGTCATAAATATAAATAGTATCTGCGGTGAAAAATTGCAGCATAAGCCCATTAACAGTGGACCAAAATACAGTATTGACTCCTGATACTGATATACCAGCACGTTTTACCCAACAACTTATCGTAACCTTTTTTCTATTAGTTGCTGTCGGAGATGCAGAAGATATTGTGAGGTATCCACCAGACGCATCATCTATTCTTAACGATTGATCAATGGTGTGACTATAAAACGAACCTAACGCACCGCCGGGCGCACCAGAGCCACCTAACCCACCGTGATTAGATTTAATTACACTCATTAAGTCAAAGCCCCTGATGCGGATACGGCTATTGTATTAGCCGTGCCACTATCTACACTACAAAAGTAAGCAAGGTGATATGTGCCAGCCGTTGATAATGCGGTTAGAGTAGTAGCGTTAATAGCTATATCTGCATGTGCAGAAACAGTGTGACCACCACTATTGATTAAAAATATATTGCCCGACTGCCCTGCATCTCCGTTAGTAAATGTCAGAGTAAAGTCACCTGAAGGTGTGCATTTGAAATCATTACCCACTGCTAAATCAAAGCTGCCATCATTGTCTGTGGTAACGTGACCGACTGACCTGCCACTAACTCCGATATCATCATTTATCGTAAAGATAGTTGTTCCAGTAGCTATTGAGGCAACAGTTGCATCAGCGTCATTTTTGATTGTTACATCTGTACTAGAACCCTGACCAGTTAAAATTAATCCCTCAGCAGCAGTAAAGCCAATCGCCGCGTTATCTCCGGCAGAGGTGTCGCCATCTGGCTCAAATGTAGCCGCTGTAGCAACCCCAACAATATCCACATTTGTTGTACCAGTCGGAACAACAAGAACATCCGCGTCTGCGTCATTCTTCATGGTTATGTCATTAGTGCTACCCTGACCAGTTACGATAATACCTTCTGCTGAAGTGTAACCAATCGCCGCATTATCACCAGCGGCAGTGTCTCCATCAGGCTCAAAGGTCTCTGCTGTAGCCACGCCTACAATGTCCACGTTTGTTGTGCCTGTAGGAACTGCTAATACAGTTGCGTCAGCATCGTTGACTAATGTGATGTCATTTGTAGATCCTTGACCAGTAACAATAACACCCAGTGCCGCCGTGTAACCTATAGCCGCCGCATCACCAGCAGAGGTGTCTCCTGAAGGAAGCAGAGTGCCAGCAACTGAAAAATCACCTGCTATGGAAAGATCGGTAAATGCATCAACAACCGCCGCACCACTTCCTGCCCCATCTAGGTAAACCGCAGACACCTTCCCGTTTCCTATGGTAACATTTGATCCAGAACCCTGACTTATTATAATGTTGTAAGGGCCAGAGCTTCCGCTATCTGTGGTAGCGTTTTCTATAAAGTGAACACGGCTTATTGTGTTTGGCGCGATAGTTATGGTGCAATCTGAGTCCAAAGCTCCAGTGTATTTAATGTACATTGATCTAGCAGGATCAGTTGACCCGTCTGCTATAGTGCTGGTATGAGTATCAGCATTTGTGGTTATAGCCTCTGTGCCATAACTTAATGCTTCACCAATAAGCTCAAGATTTGTATTAGTGGTTGTTCCCCAAGTACCAGAACCATCGCCAGTACCCAGCTCGTTAAGTCTTAAATCATTTACATAGGTGCTTGCCATTTTACTGTCCTTACGCCGCTATATCTAACCAGTTTGGTGTTTGTGAAGGTGTTATCTCCTGCCAGAAAATTTCTTCTCCAATCCCGCCAGTAGCCGACACACCTGTGACACTAGCCCCTATTGAAAAAGGAGAAACAAAAGTGCCGTTACCAACAGAATTTGTTGCCGTAACACCAGTCACGGGAACTGTCGCCCCAGCAGCAGCAGAGGAGGCCGTTCCCAAAGCCGTTGTGCCAGACACACCAGTAGGCACAATGTGAAAGCCTAAAATGGCTGGCGTATTTGCAGTGCCTCCCATAGCACTGTGATTACTACAATAATAATACAGTGTCGGAGCGCCTGACGCTACCGTGATCTCTGTATAAGCCCCAGAGCTTCCCGGAGTGCCGTTTGTTGTTACACCTGTAGTATAAGCAGACCCACCAGCATGAGTCCCGTTAGATGTTTCGCTTAACCTTAATGGGTGACCACTATTACTGCTGTCAGACTGATCAAATCTATATGTGTTTCCTTCGTATAGTGTTAGTGTTGCCTGCTGTACGCCGTCTATATAATATTTGTTACCAGATCCGGGATTAACTACAGTTACAGCCAGAGTTATCGTAGTGGCTACATGCTGGCTTATTAATGCAGAAGCGGAAACGCCAGTAATACCAAATACAATACCTGTATCAGATGCCGCTGTACCCAGTGATGCAGTGGCAGAAAGACCAGTAACCTCTACAGCGAGAGGGTTACCCCAAGTTCCATCGCCCCAACCGCCTCTACCCCATCCGGTAATATTAGCCACTGTTTACTCCACTAAGCTATGCGAATAATCGCATTGCTCGCGTCTGCTGTAGGGAACTGAACAGTGAAAGTGCCTGATGTTGATGTTTTGTTTGAGCCAAAATCCAATACACAAACCGCCTTATTACTATTCGTGCTATTGTATATTAAAGCACCCATAGCGGTGATTGTTGCTGTAGTAAAACTTATGTCAGCAAAGTCTGTAAAAGCCGTTGTCCCTGATGTGTTTGGGGCAACTTTAGTTAAGGTGCCGCCGCCAGTAGCATAAGTTCCGCTTGACGCAACCTCACCAGTTGTCACCAGCACTGTCGTTGTAGCACCTAAAGTGGCTGTGGAGCTTGACTTACCCCCACCACCCTCTGCAAAAAGAGCCAGCTTGAAAGCATTGCCATTTGTGGCAAAGTTGTGTGTACCCAACATTAGCTCTTTCTTAAAAGATGTACACATCGCTTGCGTAATTGCCATTATATTCTCCTTATAGCATCTGCTAATTCTAGTTGACCCGCTTCACGAACCTTAGCGCATATTGTAGCACGTTCCTCCCTCCTCGCCAACTCCACATAGAATTGGAGGAGATTCCTAACTCTGTCCTTAAATGCCTCTGCTTGAAGCCTTATTTCCTCTGGAGAGCCTTCAGAAACATACACAATCTTATTTGTAGCCATCTCTGCAATTTGATCGTTTGAAAGGCCGCCACTGTCTGAAGTCATAACATTGACTGGCCCTAAACTCATTTCTCCCGGACTAAACATTATCGTGTCTCCCAAATATTATTGGCTCATTATCCTGTGGCTCTGGTGGAGCAAACTCTGATTGTCTCGTTATTAACAGTGAGCCATCTTTTACTGTCTGAACAAGGGGATCATCTAACCTGTGATATCCGTACAACTTTTCATTGTCAGGAACATTTGTGTCCAAAAGTGTTGAGTTGTGAGCCACCTCTATTTTTATTCCTTTGGAGACGGCTATCGCCAACCAAAACTCCACACACGCCCTTCCAGACTCTGCCATACTGACGTTTTTGTAAGTATAGTCTATGCCATAAAGACACAGGGTCTTAACCTTACTCCATATTGCGTATGCCACAGCATAGGCTACAGTGTTATTAAAATAACAAAAGCCTAAGCCTGTAGCCACCTCCTTCAACGGGAAAAGTTCTAGGTAACTTATTCTATCGTCCAGTTGACAAGTAATAATTGGCTTTGTGTTTTTTGATAAAAATTCACGGGCAACACCTGTTTGTGTCCCCGCGTTTTCTGTATCTAAAAACCTAGACACAGGATCCATCATAAAGGTTTTATCAACGTGTATGATCGCTCCTATGCAGTTTATTCCCCAAACCTCGTCAAAATGTTGTGAGGCTATTCTCGCAGAAACGTAATCAGCGTAACTGCTACCAAGCCCTACTATAGCTACTTTCATTGTCTCCCTATGTCCTCGGTCTTTCTGGAAGCCCCTCTCTGTAAGCGTCCGCGTTTTCTCTGGCCTCTGCCAAGTCTTTTAGCCTAGATAAACTTTCTGCGAATCGAGATTCATATAAAGAAATTATATCAGGCTCACCCTTCATAAAAATGTAAGCCTCTATCAAAGAGCCATATAAAAGAGAGTTTGGAGAGTTTTGACTAAGCCATGTGTACTCTGTGTCTGCCAAAGATGTCAGACTGTTTGGCCTATAATAATAATGCAACTCAACTGTGTAGTCCGCATTAGGGGTTGGCCCTAATATAAAGTTAGCATTTACAAGCCCGTTTGCAGATGTAACAGATGAGTCAAAGAAACCATAATAAAGCGGCTTTCCTGTTGATGTCACATCAGGAAATGCCTCCCTCATAAAGTTGACATCCTTTTCTAAAAGGAAACCCTCACTCCCAGAGGTCGTGATAAATAAAGAAAATGGAGCTAAAAAATCTGTGGGGGTTCTTAGATACTGGTTGCCTGTGGTCATTACACCAGTAGCGTTCTTTCTAAAGTTCTCCAGATCAACATTAGAGAATATTCTTTGTTCTGCTGCTTTTATAAAGTTTGAAAGATTGGCAACGAAGGTCGCCTCGCTGTTGTCGGTATAAGATTGAATAGCGGTTTTTAGCTCACCAAAGGTAAAAGACATGTTACTACCCTAAAGCTGTGACTGGCCCAGCACTTGCGAAAAAGCCGCCTCCAGAAACAGATCCCGTTGTTGCACCGCCAGAAACAGAAACGGTATAAGTATCAGATGATACTTTTGTTATAGAATACCCAGTGGACAACTCCATCACCGCCTGAGTTATGCCGTCAAATGGCTCGACATTTCTAAACCTTACAGTGTCGCCTGTGTCTCTTCCGTGATTAACCTCTGTTACCGTTATGGTTGTTGTTACTCCACCAGAAGCACCAGTCGTAAACGGATTGTCTTGCAGAAGATTAATTACATCAGGCTCCAGCCTGTTTGGCCTTGCATTAGGAAGTGACTGACCATCAGAAACCCTTACCCTGCCAATAAAGTTTTGCGGGTGGTCATGGTCAACCACATCTTTTCCAACACGCATACCTGTTCTGGTTCCGTTTTTTATTTCAAAAACAAGGTCAGATAACTTGTACCTGAACCCTGTTTTATCACATATACCATATGCGTGTTTTCCTACTGCGTTAGGCATTTATTAACCTGCCCTTGTAAAACGCTTGCCTCTTGTGGCTGCGCCAGTGCCGCGCATTACACCACCTTTAGACATGCCTTTTTTTCTCATCATTCCGCCTCTAGCCATGCCCTTCTTCTTCATCATTCCACCTTTGGCGTAACCTTTTTTCTTCATCATGCCGCCTTTAGCCATGCCCTTTTTCTTCATCATTCCACCACCAGCTCTGCGATCTGCTCTTTTGCGAGCTTTAGCCCTAAGAGCCTCAAGGCGTTTGTTCTCAGATGATGTAACAGGCTTAGTTGTTTGACTGCTTGCCGCCCTTGCTTTCGCACTAGGAACTGGCTTTCCACCCATTGGTTTGCGCTTTGGTGTTGGTGTAGAAGCAGCATCAGCGGCTCTGCGCTGTCTATTGATTTCACCAAGCTGATTGAGGCGAGTCGCGACCCTAGCTCTTTTATTTGCTGTTTCAGACTGTTTTGCAGGAACTGGCTTCCCAGCTTT